CTTCAAAGGTTGTTTCTGTTGCGGTGGTTGGGCTTGTTGAGGAGGTTGCGCTGCCGCTTTCTTCTCAGCTTTGTCCAAATCATCTTTGAGCAATTGTTTCATAGGAGGATCAACTAAGTCAATGAGGCGCTTCTTGTCAATGACTTGTGCCTCAAACAACTTAAACGCCAAATCTCGGCTGTCTTCCATAAATATGGGGGAGTTGCTGTGTGCGTCTACCTTGACCACGTAGTTTCCGGTGAACTGTTCTGCAATAAATGACATACCGTTCTCGTCTACGAACGTGGTGTTGTCATAGGCTTGCATAAGTTTTAAGTACAGGGTGGCGAGCTTTTCTAAACTGTCTTCAATAATGAGCGCTCTCTTTTTGGCACGGCTAGAACCTAATCTTGCCAGCTGTGAGGCGTGTCCGGCAGAGCGCACACCTGTCTCGCCACGCCCTTGCAGGACGGAGGAGATTCCAGATGCTTCTGCAAACATGGCATCTATTTCTGCGATTTCCTTAAAAAGGTCTTCTGGCATTTTTGGAGCAAGCTCTTCGACCTTTCCACCAGGCGTGTCAGAGAGGATAAAACTGCTAGGACTATTGAGTGCATACGCTTTTTCATCTGTAATTCCCATAAAACCGCTAAATGCTTTTGGCGGGTTAACTTGCTTGGCAAGCAACATGGAGATTTCTCCCACACGCTTGGTTCTGAGTTCTTGCAAGTAGATGAGCTTCTCAACCTCTGACTGACCCCAAAAATAATCGTACAGCGGGTTGGGCGAGATTTGCACAAAAGGACATTCGCCTTTTAGGAACATGCTCTCGCCTGATCTGTCGTAAATAATTACATCTGGGTTAGCGATGGTTACAACTTGGTAATCTTCTGTGTCATCGTTCCAGCACCAGAGTTCGACCATCTCAACGACTTGCTCGCCAACCAAGGCTTGGTAGCGTGTCATGCTGTCCAAGGACAGGGCAACGTTGCCGGTGATGTTGGGTTGGGTCTGTGAGAAGGCCAAGCGGTTCATGGCGTTGGGTGCTTCATCTACAGGCTTGGGTGACTCAAAGACTCTGCGTAGGATGCTGTCACGTTGGGGGTGGCTGTACAACCTTGTGTACAACTCACTCTTAGTCATGTAGTACTTGTGGACAATTGCCTCTTGCCTGTCGGTGTAGGGGCGGTCTTCTCGCAGTACGCCTATGGTGGCAGGTTCAATAACGTAGGGGTGGATGCTGCCAGACTTGCCGACAACCACTTTGACAAAGGTGGAGTTGTAGACCAGTGACCAGTTGATGGCGGTAGAGAACACCTGATCGGTGTTGCTATTTAACCACTCATCATTTAGCGCACGGGTGAGGACGGGTATCTTGGTGTGTTCTGTCTTGTTGACAGATGCTCCGATATTGATGCTAAACCTTGTTGTCTCGGATGAATACAAGAAGGAATTGAGTTGGTCAATATGGGGGGCGATTTTGTTGTACAGCGCTGGTGGATCGTCAGGTGACGCACCAAACATAAAGAAGCACTTGAGTTTGTCGTACTGAATCTTGCGCTGCTCAACGGAGACCAAACACTTGTTCATCAAGTCGATATAAAACGACTCTCTTTCATCATCTTTGTTTGGTATACGCATGTGTCAGGTCACTTTTGAATAGATAGGTTCTCGTGATCGTTTCTCACGACAGACGGACGCAGTTGATCTATCTTACCCGTTTCTCTTGCTAATTGTAAGCCGTTGACATTCTCGTCCCGTATGGGGGCTGTGTTGTAGCCAGCAATCTGGCTAGGGTTTGCCCACTGCACTGCATACGGGTTTTGCTGTTGTTGTTGCCCAAATCGTCCTGGCTGTGCTTCACCCTCTCTCACAGACTTAATATCTGACATGCCATACTCACTTGCCAGCCCTTTTAGGGTGGTGTCGGCATGTCTTGTGCTATCAGAGCGAGTTCCTACTGCTTGAAGGAAGACTTTAACAATTGCCTCACCATCACATCCTTTGGGGCAACGAGCCTCCCAAGCCTCAAAATAACCGTGTGCCAAGCACTTGTAATCGTGTAAAACTGCCATTTCTATTCCCCTATAAGGTCACGTTGAGAATAATCGTGCCGGTTGACCATGCCAACACGCATTGCAAACTGTCCGTTTTTGATCTGTAGCCCGTAGCTGGGGGCAAATTCTGGCTTTGCTTCTTTCCTGTAGTCCACGAAATGGGTGTTATCCCTGCGTTTCATGGTCCTGACCAACCCCTTTTTCCAAGCATCGTAGCCTCTGTTGACCCTAGTTTGCACCATTTCAGTCATGGGTGCGGTCTGATACAGGAACACATCTCGCATGTGATCTAGGTTTATGCCACAAAGTTCGGCAAACATACGCTGTGAAATACCCCTATCTGGGTCATACAGGAACTTTCTTATCTGTCTTCTAAGTTCTTGCTTGGTCAAAATCATTGCAGTAACCCTATAGCATGTAAATAGTTGGCTGCCACCTTGCCCACATACCTATCACCTTCTGGTGTCTGGGCATCCTTGGCTTGCTTTTCACGGGTGATGTAGTTGGTAATGAGTCTAGGCTGCACCTGCTCTGCCCACGCCACAACAGCCAAGGCACTAGCAATAACCCTATCGTCTTTGCTTCTGCCAGGTGCGCCCAAGAAGCCATCTTCCCTGACAACAGTCTTCATCTCTTCCAACAAGTCCATGCTGTAGATGTTCATCATGCCACGCTCAAAGAAGTCTTTCATGTAGTTCAACATGCGCTCTTTTGTTTGGTGGGTGGTCATAAAGCCTATGCTGTTAGACAAGCCTCCCATGTTGTCCATCTTGCGCCAGATGTAGTTTTGCATACTACCTAGCACGTCACGCAGGTCTTTGCCCATCTGTCCTGTGGTGGCAGTGGCTTGCGCCCGTATTCTGCGTATCTCAGCGATGACGTTTTGTCCTGGGCCGTTGACTTCCAAGTTCATGGTGGAGTTTTTATAAGCGCCAGCCAAGTGCGCTATCACCCACGCAAACTGGTAGGTGTTGAGGTCAGCAGTGGCAAACTCAGCCACTTGGTCTAGCCCATCTGCATAACACCTGTAGACCTGTATGACAAACCTGTCAGCCCAATCACTAGAGCCGTACGCTGGGTCTGCGCCTATAACGTAGAAGCCGTTGTCCACAGGTTCTTCCCAGATTCGTAGTGTCCCTAGTCTCTCAGTAGAGCGCAGTACTTGCGTGTCTTGGAAGTTCTGCCCAAAAGCATAGCGGTAGCATTCTGGGATAAGTTTCTTGGCAACCTTGGCGGCTTCTGTACAGCGGCTGTTGGAGAAGAAGGAAGTGCCAGTCATCACAAAGGCGTAGTCTTCTGTGGGTGGGAATTCTTGGTACATCAGGGATTCGTCCTTGATACCTTCTGCCATCTTCCAACGCCACCACGCCATTTGCCGGCTGTTGATCTCTACACCGTACAACTTCTTAATCTCTTTGACCCACTCTTTCTCTTCACCTGTGAGTTTGCCGTCCCAGTAGGTTTTGTACATCCCTGAGGCTGGGTCAAGGGTGTAGTACTCGTTACGCCACCAGCCGCAGAAGATTGCTCTCTGGGTCTTGGCAAACTTGGCGGTCTTATACATGTCGTGATACATGTTGAAGCCTTGGGCGGTACTCTCAAACATGTAGAGTCTCTCAGGGTTCTTCTCAGCAAGGGAGGCTAGTAGGGACGCAAGTCCTTCTTCATTTCCCCAAGAAGCGGTCTCTGTACCGTGCAGGTAAGTAATAGCCTTGCCCTGCCCCAACCGAGATTTATTGCCAGCGATCTGGTAAAAAATGCGGGATCGATTCTTAAGGACCATTTGATTTCGGTTGTGGGCAACAAGAGGAATCTTGTACTCCTTTGGCAGCCCTTCCATATACATACCCAGAGTCGAACGGAACATGTCCCGATTCTCTTCTGTATCCGCCACGAGAGTTCCCTGCCAGCCTGGATGAGTAAACTGCCAATAAAGGTCAAGGGCCAGAGAAATAGTAGTGATGCCCAGCTGCCTACCTTTGAGAATAACAAAGAA